ATTTAAGCGAGACATGTTGAAAGGGTGCCATCCGAAGCATGGCACCCCTTATTTATAAAGCATAATGAGGTAATTGTAAATATATTTTTCAGTCGATTCGCTTCTCTTTTTTCCAATTGTCGACTAAATCTTTCTCAACCTTATGCCAATTCTTATCACTAGGACTTGGCATACCATGTTTTTTGATAAGAGGAGCAACAGTCTTATTATAATGCTTCTCAATACGACTTCTATCACTATGACCAGTTAGATGATGATAGTTAGCAGCGCCCATTGAATATGAACGATGTTTACTAGCAAGAAACTGAACCGCTTGATGTGCCTCTACGTGATTGTAGGGTTTATTCTTTTGTGCTTTTTTGAACTTCTCATCACGATCAAGAGATGATTTAAAAGCGCTAAACGGTATCATTTTTTACGTCCGATATTATACTTTGTTACAAGATTCCAGTCTTTCTTTTCAGAAAAAGGAAGAATTTTAACTTGGTTAATAGGTGCAATAGGATCTTCAATCATAGCAGGATCTACCACTGCAATAAGACCCCAATCAGATAACAACTTTGTGATTGTATTTCTTCTGGCTCTATCGCTCTCTGCAAAGTCTGATGGTTTTCCATCTAACAGAAAAAGCTCTTTAAAGTGTACAATATAATATTTTCCTTGCTTATGCAAGATATGACATGATTGATAAAGAGTGTTATCTTTACGGGATGCAACTCCTATGCGAGTTAATGTTTCCCTTACTTTTAAGAAATCATCCTCTTCACCCAACCTAACTTCTACTAAACTATCTACAATACTCATGATTTACCCTTAACCCTTATGAATTTTGTTTTTTATGTTTTTTAATTCTTCGGGAGAGAGGATCTGTAAAGCAGATTTGGCTTTTTGCATACTATAACCATAATATTCGGCAACAGCTTCGAGATCTTCATCCTTCTGTTTTTTCACCCATTTCGAAAACCGTTTGGATGGTCTTACAATATTTATAAGGAAATAGTATTGGAGTTTATGATCTAGATAGTGTCGGCAATTCATCATATTTGCAACTTGAATAGTATCAGGAAAATATGACAAAGATTTGTTAGTTAGCCATGGACTATATGTTTTTTCTGCTAATTTGTCGTTAGCCGTTCCTTTCATTAAGTTCTTTTTACTACTATTAATAGAAGTTACAAAATCAAATGGCTTCATCAGTTCGACCCTTTGCTATAACTTCTGCTGACTTATCAAAAAAATCAGCGCACGATTCACAAATATCCAATGTATGTAATCCATCAGATGTATTCAATCTCATTTCATGAAAAGGTTCTGAAGAAGAAAACTTAGAATTGCATACCGGACATTTTTTCTTAAGACCAAATGACCAAGGCATTATGTAAACTCACAGTCAGCCATGATCTCTGTCGCGCATGCAACTAGATTAATCTCCGGATCTGCAGCAAAAGAGTTTTGATATTGATATCGCGCGAGGTGCAATACAAGTTGTGGAATAGAACCCTTTGCAATATGATTTTCTGCTTTATCAAAGAAAGCTCTAAAAAATTCACTGGGTTCAAGATCAGACTCGCCGATCCATTTACGAACCGCAGTGAAGTTTTTATCTTTCATATACTTCATTAAAGAAGTTAAAGAATCATCAGAAAAATTCCTGAGAATGCCAGTGTCAATGCTGCCAGTAGCAGAATAACGTTGGAGCTCGTTGATAACGCGTCGCCAATCTGGGAAATGCTTTTTAATGACTTCGGCGACGACAGGCTTTTCAAACGGGACAGACTCAGTTTCGAGGATCCCACAGACTCTTTGCATGAATTGTTTCGCAAGAATCGGGAGTTCCGACTTTTTAATTCCAAAATTGATAACCGAGCATCGACTATGAAGAGGTTCAATAATACGATCGACAAAATTACAAGTAAGAATGAAACCACAGTTAGCACTGAATTCCTCCATGAAGTTGCGTAAAGCAGGTTGAGTTGATTGCGGATTAAGATAGTCGGCTTCGTCTAGGATAACCATTTTACGGCCACCAGACAACGATACCGAACTAGCAAATTGTGAAATATCATTACGGAGTGTATCGATATTTCCGTTCATAGAACCGTTAATTACAATATAATCACAGTCTAATTGTTCACACATAGCCTTTGCCACAGTCGTTTTACCAACGCCTGCAGATCCGGACAAGATAAGATTTGGGATATTATTCTGATCAACAAATCGTTGAAAAGTCTTTTTCAAATCGTCAGTAAGAATGGTATCAGCTACAGTTTTTGGACGATAGCGTTCTACCCATAGAAATTCTTCAAGCATAATATAACTCCGTCAAAAACAATTTACTCCTCAAATGCTGAATTGGATTCGACGGCAATCCAATATTCAACAGCTTCACCCTTCCAGTGACTTAGGCCACGAGATGAAATAGAGACTTCATACGATCCAGGAATCAACTTGATATTATCAGATCTGAATACCATGCGGAAACGGGCATTGGTTTCACCAACAACAACACTAAATGAATCATTAGTTGTGCCCTTTGTATCAACGGCTTGCAATAGAATTTCACCGTTTTTACCTACAATGGCAATCTCAGGAAGTTGAGATACTGCTAGCGCTTTCATTACACGAGCAAGCGCTTCTTCGCTCACGATACATTTTACTTCAGGATTTGGTAGTTCAATGTCTTTATCAGGAGCAACAATAATAAGTGATGGATCAGTAACAGCATAATTGAACTTATTACTGCCTTCATTGATCTCAATATGAGTATCACGCACATTGAGATCCGGATCATTAAATAATGAAAGTGTTCCGATAAAACGCGACAGATCGTAAATAGCAAATGACTTTTCAAAATCCTGCCCGACTACCGCCTTTGCTAAAACCGATTTTGTACCAGACACGGTCCGAATGACATTTCCTGGCTTAAATAGAATATTCTTATTAATAGATGAAAAATTCTTCAGAATATTCATCGTAACATTATCAAGCTTCATAATATAGTTCTCCACATAAAAACTGTATATTCATATTACATAATAAATCAATTATTGTAAACCTATTTTTTAGGCTTTTTAAGTGCCGAAGGATCTGCCGTAGCTGCAGCTCCAACCTTTGCAAGATCGTTGAGCGTACCACCAAAGATATACGATCCAACATGCTTTAGTTCCATCCATGGGCACAACCAAACTTTGAGTCCAATATGGCGAATCCACTGACAGAACATATAATCTTCAGAAAGATATCTCTTTGAATAGTCTTTTACGACGCCGTTGTTAGGATCGGTTACAAACTGCAGGATTTCATCATGTGAAGCCTCTGGATTATCCTCAAGATACTTCTTTAATTCTGCATTCATATTCGTACGTTTGTGATCAATAGGAGTATCAAAGAAAGCAAAAATCTCACGTGAACCGTCAAAAGCTTCAGTGCGTACATGATCAGGCTTATAGGATTGCTGAGGATATTCTTCCATAAATCGCTCGAACGTATTACGACGGATCATCATAAATCCAGTTCCAGCTTCAAGAACTTCTACAGGCTCATCTAGACGAATTTCTTTTGTTTCTCCAGTTGGATTAAAAACATAATCACCAACATATTTTTCAAGTTCACTGGGTTGTTCGTCAGCAAATCCACGATCAACTGCGAGTTTAATCTTTTCCCAAGCAATACACTTCTTTGGATAAGGCCCAGCAATAATATCATAATTATCTTGTGTGTGATCTGGATTTTGAAGCGCAAGCAGTGCAATCACATCGTTTGGATTAAATCCGATATCCGAGTCAATAAACATAAGATGGGTATCACCAGAGCGCATAAACTCATCTGCACAATAGTTACGAGCTCGTGTTACAAGTGATTCGTTGAACAAAAAGTAAAACCGTACTTGTACTCCGTAATGTGTACATAGCGCAGACAAATCTGCAACAGATCGTGTAAACATACCAGCACACTGACCACCATACATTGGCACAGCAACAAACAGCTTACGCTTTTTTAGTTCTTCAATTGGTACTTCAATATTAATAGCCATAACTAGTCCTTGTTTTCTAGATCGTGCACGTGTAGTGCTATAATTGCGTAGTGAATAACTTTCATCAGATCTTTTCGCCAATCTTCTGGCGAGCCTTTATTTCGGTATCTTTGGGCATATTTAAGAATATTACCAATACAGAAACCCTCACCGTGTCCACCATCGATGATAAACTCGGTTGCCTGATATTTGTTTTGAGAATAATGCTGATCGTATGTAGCATTTACGTAGGCTTGAATCTCTTTCATGAGATTGCCTTCATTATATTTATACGAGATATCTGGTTTCAATTGGTAAAAATCATCATCAATCATGTGTAAAAAAATCCTCTAGTGTATTTCCAGTAAATTTCTTTTCGCTCCATTTCTGTCCTTGCCAATGTGGATAAGCCGCACGAGATAAGTGGACAGACTTAGGTTTTTCCATAAATTCAAAATCTAATTCGCCGCGCTCGTTTATCATATAGTCAACCCATTCAATAAAGTTGACTTTACTTGTTGAGCAAAGCTTTAACATTTCATCTTTGAATATAAGACGTGTATTTTCGCGTTCTTGCCAAGATCCATAAAACGGTGTACCTTTATAATAACCTGTTTTTGGGAGAGCACGAGATTCGTTTTCAATGGGAAGTAATTCATATGCAGATACTGATTCCACATCGAGTGCATTTAATTGTGCATGATATCTATTTGCTAAATCACGTGTTGCTTCTTCAGGATTCGGTTGACGCATCAAGTGATGACGAACGTCAATATTGCCAAAGTAGAATTCTACGATCTTATGATATGGCTGGATAAAGGTATTCAGTCCTTCTTTCAACGCCCCATGAAGAGTCTTAAATGGAACAGAGTTGACAAACCAACCAGGACGGTACATGCAGATAGCATGACTATCGCCAGCAACTGCCTTATTCACGCATTCAATTTCACGAACAGTTTTAGCAGTGTTTTCAATGCGTTTTAGATTTTCCCAATCAACTTTATGCCAATCAGGATGTACATCATCATTCATTCTTTTTTCAAGCATTTCAGAATATTTAGGATGGTCGATCCAAAGAGAATTTACTTTTCCTTTAAACTGTGAATAGCGAATGAGATTATCAATGCCACCATAGTTCTTCATTCCGCCAAATAAGTTAAGAGATCCACCCCAATCGTTCCCATGATAAACATAGACCTCATCAAAGTCATTGATATTATCGTGAATATCACCAGTTTTATCTAGATGGACTTCTCCACCATATTCAACGCTAATCTGTTCTGCATAAATTGCAGCTTGTGCTGCTCGGTGAGAATGAATATTAGGTGATATGTGGGTAAAAGGCGATGTGATTAAAATACTCATAATATTCCTTTATACATCAAGTACATTATATTGTACATCATTTTTTGGCCAATCGCGGTAACTATCTACGCGATCATAAATCGTAGGATCGTTAAGCACAGGTTCTTTTCCAACATTCCAAAATAAAATGTTTTTGCCGGTATTCTTTGGAATATATTTCCACACTTTACCATCATACGTATCAATGCACGGGAATGGTGGAAGATTTTCAGACTTCTCGCTTTGAGTAAAAGCTAATGGTTCGGAGATAACTTCAGCGCGGCCAAGTTCACCTGCTTTTAGATTACGAGAAACTGCAACGGAATGAAACTTAGCATTCGGCCATGCAATTTGCATTGCTCTTGAAAGAACACCAGTTGAGATAGCAACGTAAACTTCATCTGGTTCTTCAATCTTTGATGCAGCTTTAACAATACCAGCCGTAACGAGTTCGTGTTCTAATCCCAATGGAACGAAGAATGCATCATCCTGTGAATCTGCCCA